CAATAAGAAAGTTAAAAGAATTGAACATTTGATTCCTAAGTATAAAACCATTTGGGAGATTTCACAAAGAGAGTTGATTGATATGGCGGCAGACAGAGCACCATTTATTGACCAATCACAATCAATGAATATCTACATGGCTAACCCAACATTGTCTAAAATAACCTCATCACACTTCCATTCTTGGGAGAAAGGTTTAAAGACTCTTTGTTATTACGTAAGAACCAAGGCGATTTCCACAGGGGCTAAACACTTAGCTCTTGATATGAGTAAAAAAGAAAAACCTAAAAAGGTTGAAGTACCACAAGTTGATTATTCGACAATGAACTTACCACCAAAACCTGACAATAGCGACTTTGATTGTTTTGGATGTTCATCCTAATCGCAACACTAATCCCGACACAACGTCGGGATTTTTTATTTCATAACTATTTATTGGAAATATCGCGACACTATATTTATGTAATATGGCGAATGGTATAACATATGGAATAAATTTTCCTTTTAGACAAAGTATTAAAGGACAATATCTTTCTTTGTCTGAAAAAACGGATGAAGAGATTCGTTCAAATCTAATCCACTTACTACTAACTCGAAAGGGTAGTAGGTATTATTTACCTGATTTTGGTACTAGATTATATGAATTCATATTTGAACCTTTGGATGGTGAAACGTTTGGGGTTCTAAGAGGGGAAATAGAGGATGCTATTACCACATACATACCAAATTTAACAGTACAAAGTATTACAATAGAACCATACGTAAATAGTGATAAGTCTTTAGGTGAACCGATAGTTCCTGAACAAGACATACCGACTTACGCAGTTCCCGGTGCTAATACTGAGGAATACACTGCAAAAATAAAAATTGAATATATTGACGAAAGTAATGCTTTTGGAAGTAGACAATTTGTAATAATTAATTTATAACAATGGCAAATAGAAAAATATCTTACACTGAAAGAGATTTTGAGGGACTAAGACAGGACCTGATAGATTATACACAACAATATTATCCTGATTTAATTCAAAATTTTAATGATGCTTCTGTTTTTTCAGTATTAATGGATTTAAATGCTGCTATTGGAGATAACTTAAATTATCATATTGATAGAAGCGTACAAGAAACTGTGTTACAATATGCACAACAAAGGTCTTCTATTTTTAATATTGCGAGAACTTACGGATTAAAAATACCTGGTTATAGACCATCCGTGGCGGTTATAGATATATCCATTACTGTTCCTGCTTATGGTGATGCTGAAGATACTCGTTATTTGGGTATTTTAAGATCGGGAGCACAATTTAATGGTGGGGGTACAACGTTTGAAACTGTTTATGATATAGATTTTTCATCACAATTCAATAGAGAAGGGTTTATTAATAGAACAAAAATACCACAATTTAGTGAAAACAATTCGGCACCAACAAGTTATATTATTACTAAAAGAGAAATCGTAGTTAATGGTAGTACACAAGTATTTAAAAAAGTTGTAACATCTGCGGACGTTGCACCATTTTTTAATTTTTTTTTACCTGAAAAAAATGTCTTAGGGGTTACGTCTATTATTCAAAAAGACGGGACTAATTACCAAGCAACACCATCCTTTACTGAGTTTGAAACATCAACAGATAAATGGTATGAAGTAGATGCTTTAGTTGAGGATACCGTATTTATTGAAGACCCAACTAAACCGGTTGATAAGGCAGGGGTTAAAGTTGGTAGGTATCTAAAAACCGAGAATAGATTTATAACTGAGTTTACTCCTGAAGGATTTTTAAAAATACAATTTGGTGCGGGTACCGTAACACCTGAAGAGCAATTAAAACAATTTACAACAGTTGGAGTTCCTTTAAAATTACAAAATTACCAAAACAATATCGGACTTGGTTTGACGGTTAAACCTAACACCACTTTGTTTGTTCAATACAGAACTGGTGGTGGATTGGGTAGTAATGTCGGCGTTGGTGCGATTAACCAAGTAGGTCTTATCGACTTTGCCGTTAATGGACCGTCTGATATTGTCAATAGTAACGTAACTCAATCGATGAGAGTTAATAACGTAACCGCAGCGATAGGTGGAGCCAATCAACCTTCAGTTGAGGAGGTTAGAAATATGGTTACATTTAACTTTGCAGCACAAAAAAGGGCGGTAACGATTAATGATTACAAATCGCTAATAGATAACATGCCGGGTAGATTCGGAGCACCTGCTAAAGTTTCTATAACTGAATTCAATAATAAAATATTAGTTAAGATTTTATCATTTGATACTGAAGGCGCACTAACTCAGACGGTATCAAATAATTTAAAAACCAATTTAGCTACATATCTTTCTAAATATAGAATGATTAATGATTACATTTCTATTGAGGTTGCTAAAGTAATTGATCTTGAGTTTGAATTTTTCATTGTTTTAAATTCTACGGGATCTCAAAGTCAGGTTATAACTGAAGTAATTAATAGTGTTACTAATTACATGTTACCATCTACAAGAGAATTGGGTGAAAATGTTAACGTATCTGAAATTAAACAACTTATACAAAATATTAATGGGGTAAATACTCTTTCTGATGTTAGGGTTTATAATAAAGTTGGTGGTGTATATTCTTCTTCTGAAACATCACAAAGATATACGGACACCGCAACAAAACAGATTGAACTTATTGATAATACGATATTTGCCGAACCGGACCAAATATATCAAATAAGATACCCTGCTAAAAATATTAAAGTTAGGGTTAAAAACTTAACATCAGTAGACTTTTCATAAGATTATTTATTTTGGTCCCGTTGGTATTATCTTTTAAAAGTACCAACTTAACTATTTATCAACAAAGAGAGTAATGACCAAAAGTTATAGAATAAGAACAACACCAGGGATAGATAAAAATATTAGAATCAATGTCGAACAAGATTTTGACCTAATAGAAATCCTATCACTAAAACTTAAACAAGAAGATGTTTATACTCGTTTCTGTGCGGACTACGGAGTAGTTGCAGGAAGAGTTATTGCGAATGGTGGATTTGGTGTGCCAAATGTACCCATATCAGTATTCGTACCATTAACCACTGAGGATTCGTTAGATCCTGTAATATCGACATTATATCCATATAAAACGTTAACCGATAAGAATGAAGATGGTTATAGATATAATCTATTACCATATGTACAAGAAAACCAAGGACACACCCCAACAGGTACGTTTCCTGATGTTAATGATTTATTAACCAGAATGGAGGTACTTGAGGTATATGAAAAATACTATAAGTACACGGTAAGAACTAATGATAGCGGTGACTTCATGATAGTGGGGGTTCCTTTGGGGATACAAAGTGTTGTTATGGATATGGACTTATCTAACATCGGATGCTTTTCCCAAAGACCATCGGATTTGGTTAGACAAGGTTTAGGTGTTGATTCACAATTTGCTGGTTCTAATTTTAAATCATCTGAAAATTTAGATTCATTACCACAAATTGTTAATCAGGCTAAAGATGTGGAAGTGGCATCCTTTTGGGGTGAAACTGATATTTGTAATGTTGGTATCACTAGAGTTGATTTTGACCTTAGAGATATAGGTGTTGAAATACAACCACAAGCTATTTTTATGGGGTCTATGTTCTCAACAAGTGAAGACGACCCATTAAGTGTTAATTGTAAACCTAAATTTGATTCTGGAAATTTATGTGATTTAGTTTCCGCGGCGGGAACTGTTTTGGCTTTAAGACAAACGATTTTTAATGACAGTGAAGGATTCCCAATCATAGAGGAATTTAAGTTTGAACAGGGAGGTAAGATTATAGATGATGATGGTACTTGGTTAGTTGAGGTACCCATGAATTTGGATTATATATCAACTAATGAATTTGGAGAAGAGATAATATCAAATGACCCGACAATAGGAATACCAACAAAAGGTAAGTATAGATTTAGAATTCAATACCAAAATGAAGATGGTAATGAAAATAGTATAATGAGGGCAGATTATCTAGTCCCTAACATTAAAGAATATGGTTGGAATAGTTCGAGTATTAACGGACCATATAGTCCCGATTTACAACAAAAATCATATGCGTTTAGTTTAGATTGGAAAGATTATGGAGAATATGTACAAAACGCTAACTTCACCGGATTTACACAATTAGGATACCAAATGGTCCAAGAGGCGATTAACTGTGAAGATAAATTTTTTGAATTTAATTTTAATAGAGTTTATACAGTTGCTTCACATATAGACAGATGGAAGTGGGGGTATAACAGAGCAAGACATTTAGGAATAAAAGAAATTACAAATAGGGAATGTTCTACAACGACTAATAGATTTCCGGTGAATGACGGGGTTAGAAATTTTGATTTTATATTTTTCTTATTTAATTTACTAATAACTGTTTTATCGCCTGTCTTCATTATTGTTATTATTGTTTTACACATATTAGCATATCTGTACCCTATTGTTGTTAGATTTATTAATAAGATAATTGCCTTTATTAATGGTGTTGTTTATACTATTTGTAAAGTCGTAAAGGCGTTAGGAGGTGACGTTAATTGTAATAAAGAATCATTAACACCTTTAACTGAAAACAACCCATTTAAAAGAATATCACTACCAATGATATCTTATCCTGATTGTGAGGCTTGTAATTGTGAAGATGTTAATATGGTTAATAATGTACAATTCAACCCATTTGATACCCTTTTAATTTCTAATGGTAATTTTGGACAATTAATAAATTCAAACTCATTAAGTGAATATAGTAATGTAACAACATTTAGTGGTAATACGACTGAAGGTGAGAATAATGGACTTAGACAAGGATTGGCGGGGTATCAGTATGTTTCGGGGGCGGCAGCCGCTGGGTTTATTGATTTGGATCCTAAAATGAGTAAGTTACCTATCGTTGAGGTGCCTGCACAAGGTGGAGGATTTAAATATTTAGGTGATGATGTTACGTTATCCCAATCATTGAACATGGCTAATTTCAGAAAAAGATATTTTGATAATGAAAATATTATTAAAACGACAGTTAATAACTCACCTCCGGGGTCTAATATTCCACAACCATCGAATAGTTTTACTGATTCTATATTGATGATAGTGTGTGATGCCGGCACTTTACAGTTATTAAATGCTGGTGATTTAGTTTCATTCCATAATATAGCAAATATAAATGACCCTAATTTAACAGGTGGAACATTAAATCAGTTTAATAATAAAAAAATAACCGGTAACACTAACCCAAATCAAACATCACTAATCACTAAGACGGTGACTTATATAACTACGGGAGGAACAAGTGC